AAAAGAGGTTATACCAAGTATTGATTTATTCGCTGATCGGACTGTTATCGACTATAACAAAGCAGGACAGGCTGTGGGAGCTCACACCGTAAAAATAAGCGAGGAAACGCAGAAACAGCTATCTTCGTATTTAAAACTGTCTAACGATGCACAGCAATTATCCATGAATATGTATGCCGGTATCACTGCAGTAACGGACAAAAGCGTTGGAAAAATTTCTAGCAAGGTGGATGAAATGGCGAATAGCGTTACTTCTTCCATCGAAAAGCAAAAAAATGATACTATCAGTAAATATCAAGGAATGTTTACTTCTACAAAAGCTATAACCAAGGAAGAACAGGCAGATATTTTAAAAACTGTTAACGATGGTTATCAGCAGCGTATAAATAAAACGAAATATTTAAAAGATCAAATTACCGGCATATACAAGGAAATAAAGGATAACGGCGGAAAAATAACAAAGAGTCAACAAGAACGCATTGACCAGTTGTATGATCAAATGAAAACAGAAGCTGTGCAATCAATGTCGAGCAGTAAATCCGAGCAGGAAGTGATACTGAATCGCTTGAACGAAAGCAGCACGAAGATTACTGCAGACATGGCAAGTAAAGCAATAAAAGAAATGAATAAGATTGAATCTGAATCAGTGAAATCAGCTGGCAGGAAACGTGATGAACTTGTCCGGCAGGCAGAGGAACTGAAAACGATCGAAGGAGGAAAATACGAAGAAAAAGCGCAAAAGATAATTGATGCGGCAAATAAAGAATATAAGGAAGCTGTTAAAAATGCCAAAGGTATAAAGAAAGATGGAATTGACAAACTTATGTCAGCTCATACAGAATTGGCAGATAAGGTTGATGTTTCAACAGGCGATATAGTATCGTGGTGGGATAAAATGTTCGGTAAATGGGATAAATGGGAGCCAGAAAGCAAAGAGGCTACCATTACAACAAACCACGTCGAGAAATACACCGTGGTTGGAAATCGTGCAGGCATTGGAGGCACGTATAAATTCAATGCAAACGGTAATGATTATATACCTTACGATGGATATAATGCGCGGTTGCATAAAGGCGAACGTGTGCTTACCGCAAAAGAAAACGAGGAATATACAGCACAGAAAATCTATGGTAAGGGGAACGCTGGTGTCGTTACGCTTAATGTACCTCTTTATATCAATGGCAAAGAGTTTGCGCACGCCACTGTGAATGACATTTCGGAAGAGCTCGGATGGAGGTAGGGTATGAGGATAAATGAAAAACGATTGGAAATGTACGGCGGTATATTTGTTTCATTCACATATATGCCTCCTTCTCTTTCCAGAACCATACAATCCATAGACTACCGGCATACGATGATTTCTGAATCAATCGAACCAAAACCAATGAATCTTGTTATTGTGTTTGATAACGATGACAACCCAGGACGTTTCATGCAGGAATTGAGACAACGCTCTATGATTGACATAGAAGATGGTTACCGATACGATTGCATTTTATCTGGCCAGCCAGAAGTAAAACACTTGGGTGCTTGTAATTACGAGATAACATACCCTTTATCCGTCATAAAGAAAGGTTCAGAGCGGCGCTTTAATCTAACACGTACCGATAATATGATAACGATTAAAGGAGCGTATAAAGCAGGTATCTGCTATGAGATAACACCTCATTACAATGGAGAGATCACAGTAGGAGGATATACGATACGCAATATCCATACAGGCAAACAAATCATCCTGGATGGTGAGAATATGCTTATAACCGAGGATGGCAAAAACAAATATTCTGATGCAATGTTTACCAAGTTTCCAAGCTTGGAACCGGGTGACCATATCATCACGGTAAGCAATACGAATGCTGATGTGGTGATGTATTACAGCCCAGTATATCTGTAGGAGGTGTTATATGTTAAGTGTAAAGACACAAGACGGATGG